ACGCAAGATAACGCCAAGTCTGACTGAACTGGCGGTAACTGGCGAGGACTGGTCAGAGCTGTCGGGAACTGGTAGGACTTTGCCCAGATTGGAAACTGTGACTACGGGTCTTTCTGTGTACGCACCTTTGGTGGTTGAGTTTGCGCGCAAGTACATGCAGGTCGAGCTGATGGATTGGCAGGTGCATGCTGCTATGGGTTTGCTTGAGTCTGACGCTGACGGTGATCTAGTTAATCGTTCCGGTCTTATTACTGTGGCGCGGCAAAACGGCAAGACCGTACTCGGGCAGGCTATTGTGGGCACCTGGCTGACCAGCATTGCTGCATTACGTGGCAAGCCACAGACTGTTATATCGAGCGCGCATGAGTTGCCTTTGGCTAACTTGCAGTACCAATTTTTGGCTCCGATTCTTGAGCAATATTTTGACGCTAAACCTAAGTGGGGCTATGGCCGTATGGAATTGCAGATGCCTGACGGGTCGCGCTGGTTCATTAAGGCTGCAACACCATCGGCTGGTATGGGTCTATCGGCAGACCTGATCTGGGTAGATGAAATCTACGCAGTAGATGATGCTGTCATGGCTCATTCTTTGCGCCCAACTATGAAGGCTCGCAATGTTCGCACCGCTGGTGGTTCCCCAATTATGGTTATGACTTCCACTGCTGGCACTGAAGCATCCACGGCCATGCTCAGGTATCGCGAATTAGGTCTGTCACTTATTGGCGAACAACGCGCCGGTGCTTTTTACTTTGCGGAATGGTCACCACCGCCAGGTGTTGATGTCATGGACACACGCTGGTGGGGCTGGGCTAACCCAGCGCTCGGGCAAACCTTAGAGCTGCAGTCAATGTTGATAGATGCTGACCACCCCGACAGATCATCTTTCTTGCGCGCCAGCCTCAACCAATTTGTCAATGCCGATGCTTGCTGGCTACAGCCTGGCCAGTGGGATGCTTGTCTGTCAGATATTCAAGGCCCAGACAATGGCTGGCTCGCTTGCGATTCCTCGCTCGATGGCTCACGCTATGTTGCTGTTCGCGCAGCTGTTGATGATGTTGGCGTAGTGCACGTGTCGGTTGAGTTTGTCGTTCAGTCTTTGGCCGAGTGCCAGCAAGCCATGATGGATGCCTGCACTGCCCACCCGTTACTAGGTCTGGCTGTGACACCAGCGTTAGAACACCACGTGCCACTGCCGTTAGTCAGGCGCACAAAGGTCGTGGGTTACGGCGAACTATTGCGCTACACCTCACTGGTCAGGGCACAAATTAACGATGCAAAACTTGTGCACCAGGGCGAGCAAAACCTTGCCGAACACATGAACAGATCGGTGGCAATTATGCAGAGCAACCAGTTAGCGCTCAGCAGTAAGCGTTCACCTGGGCCGATTGAGTTGGCGCGCTGCACCATTTGGGCTGCCGCTTTAGCGTCTCGACCTAAGCAGGCTGGTAAGCCAATGATGGTAGTAGTCAGTCGCTAAACTATTTCTGGTACTGCTCTGGGCGTTGTCGGGATGAGCAGGGCAGTACCACACACACCCGGCAGAAAGTGGCATACTACCGCTATGGGTATTTTCAATAAGCCAGTCACCAAGGCCGCTATTTCAACGCCATCAGTGCAGGCCGCTGTCGGGTACGCGCCAGCAGGCATAAGCAAAAACCCAATAGACAACTTCTATAACTACCAAGAAGGTGCAGCGCGTCAGCGCGCCATGACCATTGCAACGGTGTCTCGATCACGTGACTTGCTGGCTTCCGTCATTGGTTGTATGCCACTGAAAATGTACGGCGAAATGTTTAACGATGCCACTGGCGAGATGGAAGAACTGCCACTAGCGCCTAGGTCTTGGCTACGACAGCCAGACCCAGCCGTGACTTACAACTTCCTCATGGCCTGGACTCTTGACGATCTGCTCTTTTACGGGCGCGCATTTTGGTACATAACTGAGCGCACAGTTGATGGCTACCCAACCAAGTTTCAGCGTCTGCCTGCAGGCTCTATTACAACTTTGGATGAGCAAGGCCCGGTCTTTTTCCACCCGTCTAAGTCCATTAGTTTTGCTGGTAACGATTTGGACTATCGCAATGTCGTGCAGTTTCTTAGCCCTATTCAAGGCATTGTGTACAGCTCAGAACAGACCATTAACACAGCCCTCAAGGTAGAGCAGAGCCGTTACAAGAATGCCCAGTCATCATTGCCTAGTGGCGTATTGAAACAGACTGGCGGCGAACCGTTGAGCGCGCAAGAGCTGTCAGAGATTGGCGCTGCCTTTCAAGAGGCTCGACTAACCAGCCAGACCGCAGTGCTTAACGAGTTCTTGACTTATGAAGCCAGCACTGCCACACCAGACAAGATGCTGATGATTGAGTCAGCCCAGTATTCAGCACTAGATCTGGCGCGCCTATGCGGTGTTCCCCCCTACCTAGTAGGCGTGTCCACTGGTGCTTATGCCTACACCAGCAGTGAGCAATCACGCGCTGATCTCTACATCTTTGGTGTCAAGCCATACGCCGATTGCATAGCCTCAACGCTCAGCATGAACAACGTGTTACCGCGTGGCACCTATGTAAAGTTTGACACTGACGACTACCTAGAAGAAAACTATGTAGCCGACAAAATGACAAAACAACCAGAAGAAAACACCCAGGAGTCCCTCGCATGATGCGCTTAACCAGTTCCACATTCTCAATAGATGCCGCTCAAGACGGCTCACCTAAGCGCACCATTACTGGCATTGCTTTGCCGTACAACACTGAGGCCACAGTGTCCGGTGGCCAGACAGTTTCTTTCTTGCCGGGCAGTTTGCCCACAGAAGGCAAAGCGCCAAAGCTCTACATGAGCCATGACGCATCGCAGGCCATTGGCCTTGTGACCGAACGAACCGATGACGAAACCGCCATGTACTTCACAGCCAAAGTAAGCACTACGGCCCTTGGCGATGAGGCTTTAGTCTTGGCAGCCGATGGCGTACTTGACTCAGTTTCAGTAGGCGTAAACCCCACCAAGTTTTCGTACAACGAAGATGGCGTCATGATCGTGGAAGCAGCCGACTGGATGGAGCTGTCACTTGTACCACAGCCAGCCTTTAGCGGTGCTACCATCACAGATGTTGCTGCGAGTATCCCCACATCAGAGGATGAAGTAAGCAATAATACAGAAACGGCACCCGATGAGCCTGAAGTTACAGAACCACAGGAGAACCCAGTGTCAGAAACACCAGCCCCAGAAGTAATCCAAGCATCAGCTCTTTTCGCACAGCCAAAACGTAAGTTTGCTATGCCGTCAGCCGGTGAATACTTGGCAGCATTGCATGCAGGCGGCGACACTTTCGCCAATGTAAACGCTGCATACAAAGAAGCAGTACGCGATCAGCAAACAGCGCTTCAAGCAGCTGCAGGTGACGTTCTCACTACTGATACACCTGGTCTTTTGCCAGTACCAGTTCTTGGGCCTTTGTTCCAAGACCTGAACTTTGTACGCCCGGTCGTTTCAGCCTTTGGTGCTCGCGCTATGCCGAACACACCAAGCAAGACTTTCGTACGCCCAACAATCACGACTCACACCAGTGCAGCAACACAGACCGAAGGCTCAGCAGTATCTGCTACAACTATGGTCATTGCTTCCAACACAGTTACGAAAGCAACTGTCGCTGGCCAAGTCACCCTCACAATGCAGGACATGGACTTCACAGACCCTGCAGCGATGAACCTGATCCTCAATGACCTTGCTGGTGAGTACCTCATTGCAACTGACAACATTGCAGCCGATGCACTTGTTGCTGGTAAAACAGCATCAGGCTCAACATGGACTGTCACTGCTGGTGACCCAACATCGTTGATTAACTCACTGTATGACGCAGCGCGTGAAATTGCTGAGGACAGCAACTACTTCCCAACTCACTTGTGCGTGTCACCAGATGTATGGGAAAAATTAGGCGCACAGCTTGACGCAAACAAGCGCCCAGTTCTTGGCTACACCACAAACGGTGTACTTGGTCAAAACAGCCTCGGTCGCGTTGGTGGTCTTGGTTATAACTCGATGGATGTCATGGGCCTTACGCTTGTTGTGGATAACAATTTTGCTTCAGGCACAATGCTTGTTACTTACGCACCTGGCTTTGAGATCTACGAAGCACAGCAAGGCGTTCTCAGCATTGCGAACCCAAGCACATTGAGCCGCACGTTCAGCTACTACGGCTACTTCTCAACATTCGTTGCTAAGTCAAGCTTTATCCAAGGCATCGTAATCGCCTAGTCCGAAAGGCGGCTACCGCCGATGGCTACATACACAGTCACTTTTAAGCAACTGCTAGACAACTATGCAGTGCTACAAACACTGACCGACACGGAAATAGAGGTGGGGCAATCCATCACTGTTGCCAGCGTTGCTTCACCTTTTAGCGGCACATTCGCTGTCTATGCCTTGCCCAAGTATGAGTACATTGGCATAGACACCGAAGGTGACTTGCTGTTTAATAGCAATGTCAGCATCCCTAATCAGG